TCACCCGTTTGCCGGAACTGCGCGTCAAAGTGGAGCGGCAAACCGTGGAGATGGACGATTCTACGATTATTGGCCGCATCGCGCGCCTAGTCCACGAAGGCTATTTCAAGCAGGCGCGCAACGGCCCCACGGTGCAAAAGGAATTAAAGCGCCGAGGCTGCGATCAGCCCACCACCAACCTGTACAAGCCGCTGAACAAGCTAACCGAAATGGGTTTTCTAACCCTAGAGCCGGACGGCTTTCAGGAAGTCCCGGAAATGAAAGTGCAAGTACAGAAAGCGTGATTGGTGATTCGTGACTGGTGATTCGTGAAAGTCAGCGATTTTTTGCGACGGTATCAGATTTCTGGCCAATTGCCCGACGATGAGGGCGACGAGATGTTGACTTTTTACGCGGGATGGCTGATCGGAGCTTCGTACAAAGGAACCATCACCACAATGGATCAAGCAAGGAAGGATGCCATCAAAATTGCCGAATTCATCGAGTCACGGGCCACGAATCACAAATCACAAATCACGAGTCACGAAGAATGAAATACCTCGCCATTGCCATATTGATCTGGTCGCTGCTCGTGGCGGTGCACTTTCTGTGGGAAGCGTGGCTCATTGCCAGGAGCGATTTCAAGGACATCCCCGAATGCCGCCGCTGGTGGTGCCCGCACGGGATTCGGAACCGATGGAAGGCGAAAAGCTAGAAGTTGGAGATTAGAACTTGGAAGATGGACGGAATGGCGCAACATGAAAAATTGCCAGTCAAGATAGATTCCGATGCGCGTGCCCACGGAATCGAGCAAGCCTTTTATTGCGGCGGACCGGGAGAGCCGTACTACCAGCCGGTGATGGAATGCATGTGTGGATTTTCCACAGGACGTTGCGCTTCCTGGCAGATGGCTGGCCGCGTTTTTGATTTGCATCTAGTCCTAGTAGGTGCCGCATGAAACGCAACGGAGCGAAGGGCGGACGGAAAAGCGCTCGGAAGGCGCAAAGGTTAGCACGATCCAAAACCAACGGAAACCCGTCCGTCCTTCCCTCCGCTGCTGGAGAATTTGTAGTTGTCCATCGCGATCTGACTAACCGGATTGTGGATTGGCGTTTGCTGGACGATTACGAATTCGCTTTACGCGACCTGCTCGGGTTCTACGATCGCGCCACGGGCCAGAGCCTCGATCACACTGGCTATAGCAGCGCGGACGTGCTGCGGATCGAAGAAATTCGTAAGCTAGCGGCTGGAGGGTAGGGTTTTGACTGATCGAACGTCCAACATCGAACTTCTAACTTCCAGAACCCCCATTCCCGGCGTTTCCCGGCCCGCTGGCAGCCAAACGGCTCCCGCAAGCTACGGCAAGCTTAGCAAACCCCGGAAAACGTCCCCTACGGCCTCCTAAACCCTATGAAAATCAACCGAGACTTGGCGGTAGCGACTACGGTCCAATCAGCGGGCGCGCCGGCCATCAAATCAGCCGATTCTTACCGGGAATTCATTCGTCGCAAAGTAACGCTGGCAAAGGATCATGGGATACCTCTTGATTCCGGCGCCATTCATCCGGCTTTGAAACCGCATCAGCGGGATGTGGTGGAATGGGCCTGCCGCGGGGGACGGCGGGCGATTTTCGCGTCTTTCGGTCTTGGCAAGACGCTTATGCAACTGGAGATTGCCCGGCAGATCGTTTCCGGCATTCCCGGCGCGAAGTGTTTGATCGTCTGCCCGTTAGGAGTCCGTCAGGAGTTTGTCCGGGATGCGCTGAAAATCGGCATCGACACGCGCTTCGTTCGTACCGACGATGATGTCTCCCAAACCGATTATGTGAAAACGCAGCCGATCTTTCTCACCAATTACGAAAGCGTCCGCGAAGGGAAAATCAACGTCTCGCAATTCACGATGGCCAGCCTAGACGAAGCTGCAATTCTGCGATCCTTCGGGGGAACGAAAACCTACCGGGAATTCATGCGCGGATTCGAGAACGTGAAATACCGCTTCGTGGCCACGGCCACGCCCGATCCCAACGAATACATCGAATTGCTGGCCTACTCCGCATATCTGGGAATCATGGACGTTTCCCAGGCCAAGACCCGCTTTTTCAAACGCGATTCCACGAAGGCCGATAAGTTGACGCTGCATGCGCATCATGCCGACGATTTCTGGACGTGGGTGAGCTCGTGGGCCATCTTCCTGCAAAAGCCGTCCGATCTGGGATACGACGATACGGGCTACTCTCTCCCGGAAATGGAAATACGCGAACACGTGATCGAAGTGTCCGATGCCGAAGGCGGGGGCAAAGAACGCGACGGACAATTCCGCATGTTCCGGGATGCGGCGCACGGCGTCACGGACGCGGCGCGCGAAAAGCGCAACACTCTCGTCGCCCGCGTCGCCAAAATGCGCGCCATCGTGGACCAGTCGCCCGAAGATCACTTTCTTCTGTGGCACGACCTGGAAGCCGAACGCGAAGCCATCGAAACGGAACTGCTCTACACTGCCAGCGTGTACGGCGCGCAGCCCCTCGAGGAGCGCGAACAAATCGTCATCGACTTTTCCGAAGGCAAGGTGCGCAACCTGGCCGCCAAACCTGTGCTGGCCGGCGCGGGCTGTAATTTCCAGTATCACTGTCACCGGGCTATCTTCGTGGGCATCGGTTTCAAATTCAACGACTGGATTCAGGCCATCCACCGCATTCACCGTTTTCTGCAATCGCATCGCGTGGAAATCGACTTGATCTACGCCAGCACGGAGAAGCGCATCCGTGACGTTTTGTTCGCCAAGTGGGACCGCTACAAGCAGCAGACTTCGAAAATGAGCGAAATCATCCGCGAATACGGTTTATCGCAAAGAGGAAATATGGAAGCCATGAAACGCACCCTGAGCGCCGAACGCGCCGAAATTGTCGGTGAAAATTACCGCTTGATCCAAAACGATGCCATCGAAGAAATGCCTGCGATCCCGGATGCATCCATCGACTTGGTGCTCACGTCCATCCCGTTTTCCACGCAATACGAGTATTCGCCGTCTTATCAGGATTTCGGGCATACCGAATCGAACGCGCACTTTTTCGAGCAGATGGATTTTCTCACACCGCATCTGTTCCGGTCCCTCAAGCCCGGGCGCCTGGCCGTGATCCATGTGAAGGATCGCATCATTCCCGGCGGACTCACGGGCCTCGGATTCCAGACGGTCTATCCGTTGCACGCCGATTGCATCGCGCACTACACCCGGCATGGATTCGGCTACCTGGGAATGAAAACCATCGTTACGGACGTGGTGCGCGAAAACAATCAAACCTATCGGCTGGGCTGGACGGAGCAATGCAAGGATGCAACCAAGATGGGCGTGGGCATGCCGGAATATCTGATGCTGTTCAGGAAACCACCCACGAGCACGGAACGGAGTTACGCGGACACTCCCGTGATGAAATCCAAGAAAGACTACACGCGCGGCCGTTGGCAGGTGGACGCCCACGGATTCACCCGCTCGGATGGGAACAGGCCTCTTTCGCCCGAGGATTTAGATGGTGTTCCGCACGCCACGATTTTCAAGATGTTCCGGGAATATTCCCTGAAAAACATCTACAGCTTCGAACAGCACGTCAAGCTGGCCGAAACCCTGGACGAGAAGCAAAGATTGCCGGTGACATTCATGCTCCTGCAGCCCGCATCCTGGAATGCGGAAGTGTGGACCGATGTGGCCCGCATGCGCACCCTGAACATGCTGCAAGCCCAAAAAGGCCGTCAGATGCACCTGTGTCCCATGCAGTTTGATATTGCCAATCGCGTGATCGCGCAATTCTCCATGCCCGGAGAAATCGTACTCGATCCATTTTCCGGCATCGGCACTGTGCCCATGTGCGCTGTCGAACTTGGCCGAAAAGCCATCGGCATCGAACTCTGCCGGTCCTATTTCATCGACGGGGCGACCTACACCGAAATGGCCGCGCAAAAGCTGAAATCTCCGACGCTTCTGAATCTCACCGAAGAATCCGCCTAAACTTTAGTACTGACCGATTGATTCGCCAGTACCATTACTCCAGGCGATCCTGTGCGGCATTCTTGTCTTAGGAGATACAACAATGACTTTCATGTGCGCGTGGTGCAACGAAAAGATCAGGGAATTCGGCGGGAAACCGGGAATCGCTCACGGGATCTGCCCGGACTGCCGGGCCAAGTTTTTCCCGGAGACGCTGCGAACGGTTCAGGAAAACGGGCGGGCGCTGGTGATGGATTCCATTCGGGAATGGGACTGCCTGCGCGCCATAGGAAACGCGTCGGCGGCGGTACTCCTGCTTTTGCTCGTGCTTGGCGTTCCGTGCTTTGCCGCGGATACGGCCATTTTGCCGGACAAGCCGCAGCCACAGACGCCTGTCCATGTTGCGGATAAGGAATTTTGGATCGAAGCGGGCACTCTGGGCACCGCCTGGACGCTGGACACAGTTTCCACAGCGAAATCGTTTTCAGACAATTCCACCATGCACGAGGTAGGGCAGTTGTATCACGGATCGCGGTCTACGGCTAAAGTGATGGGCGCCTGGGCCGCCGTGGATATTGGCGCGGCCGTGGCCGCTTACGAATGGAAAAAGCATGTGCGCAATCGTTACCTGCATCCCCTGTGGCGCGTGCCGATGCTCGTGGGAACAATAGGCCACGATCAAGCGGCCATAGGAAATTGGTCGGTGGGGAAGGGAAGTATCACTGTGGTAGCTGTGAATGTTCCCCAGAATTCGATTGGTGAATCCGGTCTGCCAGTTCCTCCAATGCCGCCATCTTCTTCGCGGGTCACGCGAACGGTTCACTACTGACGGCGCTTAGTACAGGCCGAAGAAATGCAGGAAAGCGACGAAGAGCAGCAAAATGAGCAGCCAGCGGATGATTTCCCGCCAGCCGGGATCGGTGATCAGCTTCGGAAGCAGGATCTCCAGAATCTTCCAGAGGATTCCGACGAAGATGATGAAACAGATCAGGCCGAGGATGACGCCGAAGAGTCCTTCGATGCCGAAAAATCCGTAGCTGTGCAATCGGACTTGCAGCGCGAATGCCGCCAACCTTGGGCCGAGGGAAGTGAGCGTCCGCATAAGTGCCTCCAGTTCGGGAACGATACCACGAAGCCGAGCCTGTAGAAAGTTCAAAAGTGAACACGTCGCCGCTCTTCGCGCAGCGCTTCCTGAATCAGTTTCTTCACTTCCGGGATCAGCAATCCGATCACGTAGCGCGCCATTCGTTCCCGTTCAGGGCTCATGGTCACGCGGTCGATCGCCCCGTTCAGCCGGTCTTTGATTTCCTTATCTAGCATCACGGTTTTTTGGCAGGTTCAACTGGCGGGCCTGTGGGGGTTGACAAATCCTGCTTTTTCGGTGATGGCGGTTTACCCTGAGCAGGTTCATCGCGAACGGGCGGTGGTTCATGAAAAGTTAAGGTGTTGGGATCGAACTGCACGGTTTCCGGCCAGTCGTGCTCTTTTTCCACGGCCTTCACTTCGGCGTTGAAGGCGCCCACGGCCTGCTGGTAGTGCTCAAACGCGCTGACGTATTCCAGTTGCTTCACCTTGAGCCGCAGCGTTTGCGTCTCCGTGAGATCGTAGGTTTTCTTCTCTTGGGCGAAAATATGGGATGTCCACATCCCTGCCAGCGAACCTATCGCTCCCAAAAATAGAATAAATACTGCTCTGAGCAAGTAGTGAATCGTCATCGTTTCCACCAGTCATTCGTGCAGATCGAGCAAACCAGCATCCCGGCAAGATAGCACAACAAAGCCATGAAAAGCGGCCCGAGCATCAGTCTCCGCAGGCGTTCAGAATTTTCACCATCGCGGAAATCAAGTCCTGCACGCCGGAATTGAATTGCGTCTGGTCCTTGATGATGCTGGCCAGTTTCGTCCCGGCCATCACTTCCACGTCTCCCACCATCGCGGCAACGTACGGCGTCACCGCGGCAAGTTTTTGGCTGCCGGCTTTTTCGGCTCCCGCCGCGGCCCACATGCCTTCGCCCATCTTGACCATGTTGATGAGTGACCGGACATCGGCGCTGTCTTGCGCGATGGTTTGAATGATCAGTTTCGGCGAGCCGATGATTCCTTCGGCTGCTTTGACCACTTCCAATCCGAACTGTTTCAGAAAACTGGTGAATCCGCTCATCTTTCCCCCTTTATCTCCACAGTAGCATGCTGGCCCATTCCGGCGCGCCCACGATCGGGACCGTTAAAAACGCGCCCGCCGTCGCCAAGGATAACCCAAAAAGCGCGCCAGCAAACAAAACAAAGGCACTCCGTACGTCAACACGATGACGAGCACGATGCCAAAAATTACTCCGCTAGCTTCGTATGACATGAGGGCCCTTGATCAGACCCACGCGCCGGTGCGCATTTGCTCTTCCAGGCGCACGGCCCGGTCTCCTACTTGCCGCGCCCATTCCGAATCCCTCATTTCGTCCGCCGCCGTTTCCCATTGGCCTTGCGCCACAGCCTGCAAAAATCTTGGAAATTTTTCGAGGCCGGCGAATCCCATGTTGAAGATCAAGTTCAGGATCACGCCTTGGCGGACGCCGTCGAGCGCCGGAAACCACGGCAGTTTTCCATTCGCTTCTAGGGTGATTTCCCGAATGTCGTTTTCTAAGAGGTGATCGATTTCTTCGTCCGTGAGTCCCTTGCCGTTCAGGTTGCGGCCCACGCCGATGGTCAGTTTCCCTACGGTATCTCTATAGGGGAACTTGCGCACGCCTTCATCGCGGCGAAGCTGTTCGTAGATGTTTTCTATCGGCATTGGGAATCCGGCCTCGGCCTGGGAAGTGTACCGTAACTCGCCCAGCGCACGATCCAACAAAATTCCTCGTGCGTTGCTTTCCATTGTTTTCTGTAACGGTGGGCGATGTAGGCCAGGTAAGCCCGCCCGCGGTCGCTCAGTTGCGATCTGTCGGGGATCAAATCGTGGATGAATCGTTTGTGGGAACTGGCGGGAACGAAGGTCACGTACCCTTGCAGTTTTCTCACGATGCCTTGTTCGATGGCGTCCATCGGCGTGCGCGGCAGTTTTTCGCGAGGGACCGTCGCTACTGTAGGCGCTGATTCGCGGAGTTGATCGGCTCCGCTACTGTGCGCCCGATTCGCTTCGGTCCCTGTTAACCCAGTTGCCTTCTGTGGCGTTGGGGTATCGGGAATGCCGTCGAAAAGGCTCATCGGAAAAACTCATTCCAAAAGACTGAATAAAAACCATCCGGCCAGGATCGCCCCGCCGATCCAGAAGGCCGTGCCCACCGACCATCCAGACGGCGCGCCTGGCGTCGAGGGTACTCCGGGAAGCGGTAGTGGATTGCCCACGCTCACTGTGTATTGGCTGCCGATGTTTCCCATGATCGTCTGGATGTAATCCTGCGTCTCCAGGGGCGCGTAGACGATCCAGGCGGCGCCGTGCGCGGCGATGGCCGCGTCCATGTTCCCCGGACCCCAATTGTAAGCGCCCAGGGCTTCCTTCACGTTCCCGGAGTATCTAGAGAGCATTTGGGAGAGGTAGTGCACGCCGCCCTGAATGTTTTGCGTGGGATCGGTGGGATCGACGCCCAGGTCGGCGGCCGTCGCGGGTTCAAGCTGAAAAATACCGATGGCCCCGGCGGAACTGATGCGCGAATTGTCCAAGCCAGATTCCTGCATGGCTACTTCCAGCGCCAGCCGCGGATCGACGCCATAGGCCGTCGCCGTGGAAAGAATCAAAGCCGAAATGTCACTACTCGTCATCGTCGGACCACTCCGGGATTTCGTCGATTTCTTCCTCTTCCTCGATCACCATGTCGCGATCGAGCGCCGGGCCGAACGCCTGGCAACCGCTGCCGTGCTGATCGCGCAGCCGTTCGCATTCCTCGATTGTGTCACCGAAGAAAGTATGCCGCACGCGAATCGTGCCGTCCGCTTCCAGCTTGTCAACAGTGAGGGACACGGGCATCAGGGAGTCGCCTTCTCGTACTTGTCATTTGCCATCACCAAGCCCTGAACTTCTGGACTCTGGCGATTCGTTCCGTATTCCAAGAGCCATTCGCTCAGCTTGCGGCCCTTTATTTGCCTGTACTCGTCCACGTTCCCGATTTCCATCACTTTAATCCCATCGCGCGTTTCCCTTATTTTGTCGGCCATAGTGACGGTGTGCCGGTGAAAAGCGTACAAGCCACGATCTCCATCCTCGGTTTGAATTTGCAGCATCGTTTTCACCTTCAGCCCGAAGCGCGCAATGTTGCGCGAAAGCACGTAATCGTCGATCAGATGATCGCGCGTGATGCCGGATTTGCGTTCCTTCATAGTTGGGAGGATATTGTCGCGCGCTTGATCGAAAGATAAATCTTCGAGCGGACGCCACAGATCGATGCACCAGTCCGAAGCCGCCGCGAACCAATTGCAAGAGCCGATATCCCGGCCATCCCGGCGAAAAAACTGATCGTATTTCCAACGGTTTGACGCGTGATCCGTGGAATAGTGCGCTACGGTGTTTTTGGGCATGCGTTCTGTAATGTCCAGCATATCTGGCGAAATGACGGCATCGGAATCGATATAAATGTTCCAATCGTTGGCCCTGCCCAAATAGAAAATTTGTAGCTTTTCGTAGGTGATGGGAGCCTCGGGAAAGCGCCGCTCGTTGATGATCTGAAAATCCGCGCCGATTTTCCTCGCGTATCCCAGAAGCAGAGGATAGGTAAGCTCGCACAGTTCCGGAGCATAGTTCCCGATGTTCAAAGTCCATAAAGTCTTGCGCATGAAGTTTGATGTCGGAGGTTAGAAGTTGGATCGAATCAAACCTCAAACCTCGATTCTCCAATCTCCAGAAATCACCAATCCGTAGGTTTCCGTCCCGCCGCCCAGCCGATCGCTACGCGGTTCTGCGCCTCGCTTACCACGGTTTCGCGCAGCGCTTCGGGCAGGTTTCCGATCACCCAAGCGATGCGCACGATCTTTTCTCCCGGCGTGGCCGTTTTGTCCACCGCGCGGAGAATCATGCCGATGTCGCGCAGCGCGTCTTGGAAATAAGTAGGCTCAGGCATTTTTGGAAAACCTCAGTGGCTAGTGGCTAGTGATGAGTGGCCAGCAAAACCGTTTCCCCGTACGTTACGTTTGGCGTCCCTTGCAAGCTTCCCATGCTGTACTCGGTTTTTTCTAGCCGCTCGCCACTAGCCACTGATTTTCTACCCTTTCGGTTTGGAAGTGTCAACCGGCGGGGCTGTGGAAGCGCCGTTCTGGAAATCGATGGGCGGGGGAATGGTGTTTTTCAGCCAGGGCGCGAAGGCCAGGGCGCTGTCAAAGGCGTATCCGGCCATGAAGGCCACGGCGCCGCCCACGTGCAAATCCAGAATGCCGGAAACCATGTCCGGCACGGGAATCTTGGCCGCCGTCATCACGGCCACGAGCTGCCCTTGCAGCCACAGCGTAAAGAGAGCCACGGACCAAGCCGTGCGGATCAGGATCGTTTGCCAGCGCGCCGTCAGTATTTCTATGCGGGAACTGATGGTGGTGTTCTTGGCCCGCGCGATGGCGTCAATCTGCGCCAGCGTGTGCAGCCCGCAACCGATCAGAAAAAACAGCAACGCAAAAATCATGTGTCCTTTGTGCATCAATTCCTCCAAGAAATCGGCGACGTGCAGATCTTTTCCCGACTTTGGATGCTATTCGATGGTTGCAAAACCTAATGTCATCGCGTAGTATCCAAAGTCTCTAAAATGCTCAATGCTGCCCTTAAGCGCGAACTGGAAATTACTCTCGAAACGGCCTTGATGCTTGCCGAATCCGGAGTTTCTATCTCCAAGATTGCGGAAAGAGTTTATGATTCCGAGTCCGTGCTCGTGGATCAACTCAAGCGACCACTGATCATTGAGCGTTTTGTTTGGTTGTTGAATCGCCGTCGTCAGCACACTCCCTCGCAAAAACAGATGCTTTTGCCGGGATTCCCCACCTTGCCTCAACGGATTACCCTCAAAAACGGCAAGCGTCCATTTTTGATGGAAGCGAATTTGAGTCATCTTAAGCAATTCCGACAAGTTCTCCTCAAGCGAAAAGGTGCCCGTCTGATTATCATCGAAAAACTTATTAAATTTATGGCACCGTATGCCGCACAAACGCCTGGAATAACCGTTGCTCGAATCGTAGCCGCACAAAAAGATGATCTGATTTCCTAATCGCGCCAAGCATCTTCGCGCAAAAGTTTAGCGTGAATCTTGGCTTCGCGCAGCGTGGGAGAGGTTTCGATCTGCGTGGCGATCATGTGTTTCCAGCGGCGTTCGGCCCGGCCTTCGTCTAGTCGCATTTTCGCTCCCAGGCCGTTCAAATCCTTGCGAATTAGGGAATCCTCGCGTTCCCGGTTTTCGCGCTCCTTGGCGGCGTCGTTCCGCATCGTGGCGTAGGCCACGCCCGCCCCGAACACCGCTCCAATCACCGCCCACAGGAATCCGATCATGGCTCGCGCTTTTTCTCGGACTCGCAATCGGCGCCCGGGATCACGGAAGTGCGACCAGTGCGCCGATTGTATTCTTCCACGATTTCAATGTGCCGTCTTTCATCGATCCCGCCTTTCGTTTCAAACAGTGTCGCTACGAATTTATCGAAGTGGTTGCAACAAAATTCCACGGTGCCCCAATGGTGCGTGGGCGGATTGCCGCAGGGAGTGTGATCCGTGTTTTTGATGGCGCAAGCCATGTTGGTTTCCTTGGGCCGGGCTTAATCTTTTCGACAAAACTTTCCCTTCACGCTCATTGAATCGTCACTCCGGGAGAAAATGTTACGCCTGAATATAAGCCAGATGATGGAACGATGGATGATGTTTGAACTATTTGCAACGCTGAAAGTATGCTGCCCACCGAACCTTTGTGATAGCGCACGGCGACATAAAGATGATTGTCTAAAACAACCGCTGAGAAAACATAATCCACCGGCAAGAGAGCCCCGCCCGCATCAGATACGGGATCGAATCGATCGAATGGGATCGTTCCCTGAGTTTCTAAACTGAAATTATTCTGTCCCACTACATCGTCATACGAGCAATGAAATGCCATCTTTGCTGTGACCGAATAAATTCCGTTCGGAACAAGAAATGTGAAGATCAGATCGCCAGTGTCCGCCGAGGACGGAATCTCATAAAGCCCGATGTCTGTCGTATTCGGCCACGGAGGTATGCCTGCGCCGCAATCCAGTTCTCCGCTCCCATTGTCTGCAGTTTTGGCTTGCCAAATATTGCCGTGACTATCTGTAAATCCAGTGGTGACGCAGTTGAACGGAGTGACTGGATAGGTGATTGTGAGTCCACTCCCACACGGGCCGCCCATTTGCAGCCGAATTGCGCCTTGCTGGATTACCACCAAACTGAATGTCGCTGACACGGTGTTATCGGCAACGCTTGTGGCCGTGACCTGTGTAGCTGTATTGATGGAGACAGTCGCCGGTGGAGTGTAAAGCCCTCCGCTCGTCAGCGTTCCAATTGTCGGACTCATCGTCCAAGTAAGGGAAGCATTCGATGCGCCGTTGACAAAAGCGGCGAGTTGCTGTGCTCCCATTCCTGCTTGGATGTCTAGTTCATTCTGCGGCACACCAACGGTCACGCCTGTAGGAATCACATTGATGCAGCTTGAGCCGGACCCATTCGTGGCGCAGACAGTTTCTGAGTTTGTCGTGGCACCACTAGTAGCCGACACTTCCAGGCCGGCTTCGTCCACGAACTCAAAGTTACTGTTGACGATGTTTGCTGCCGAAATCTCGCTTAAAGCTGATTGGTAAGCGTAGGGCAGTTTCCCACCATCAATGCGGATGTTCCAATCCGATCCCGTATCATCGACAAAGGCTCCATAGTGCTGAAGCTGTAAAAGGAGTTTCTGAGCTGGCACAGAGAACCCGGAAATGTTGAAAGTGGACTTCAGCCGAACTCTTGCGCCGAAGGGGATAGAACCAGATCCGCTGAAATTTGCATCAGTGGCAGGCCATAGAAAGGTGTTATTCCCAAGTGCCGCCCCTCTCATGGTGATTTGTCCTGCGTGGGTTATTTCTCCCCCGCCATTGACCGCGTTTTGCCATTCTTGGAAATGAGTCATTAGAGCTTCTAGCCACATTCCTGCGGCATTTGTCGTGCCATTTGTGGTGACTGGTGAACTGAGGGCGTAACTCGCGGCATCGTACTGTTCGCCGGCATGAGAATTACAGGTTCCGCTAGAGCAAGTGTCCCCGGATGGGTTGTAGTAGTAGATCGAGTTGAAATGACAAGTCGTGGGATTAATCGTCACCATGTGATGATCCCCAAGAGCGTTCGGATCCCAGCCTTGCTCCATTTGCCCTTTTGGAGTCAACGGAAACTGAAAGTTGCCATTCGACAACTGGTTGTTTATGAACTTCATGGATGTTGTAGGAGTCGAAACGTCTGCAAAGTTTACAGGGATGGCATTACTTACGATTAAATGACCAAAAGCGTCTTGGGCAATCCATGTGGAGGAGTTTGCGTTCACGTTCATGGAGTCGGCGCGAATATTGTAAATATGATCGTTTGGAAGCAACTGACAACCGCCATCGGGATTCTGAGTGTGGATTGATGCGGGGGCAGTATAAACGCCTGTGAAAGAATTGATCGATCCCTTACATCCCCCGACGGTTGTGCAAGACCAGACAACTCCAGAACAATTCGCCGTGCAAGTGAAGATGAATGTCTGACCTTGTTTGACGGCTGGTGGCACGGTCTGCCCAAGCGTGGGAGACTGTGCGGATATTAAAATTGGTAATCCAATGTAGCAAATGAAGGCCCAAAATATGAATGTTTTGTTCAATTTAGTAGCCGACACAGCCAAAACTGATCACATCACCTGAAGCTGTAGTTCCTGAAAGTACGGCTGTAGTTGTCGAGCCGCCAGTTTTCTGGTCGTATATATTTCCAGGGGTCGTTTGATCAGAAGCCCAGCATGCCCATCCATTTGGGGCTGTCACAGAATTTCCCATTGTAATGGTAACGGTGCATGCGCCTGTCGTTCCGCTTGTGAATTGACCTGCGGTAGCGCCGCCAAGGGTTGCGCTATTCGTGCAGCCTACGGCCGTGAATTTCGTGCCAAGGGACATAATCGAAGCGAGCTGTAATGTGCCAGTTTTAGTGCCGTATCCACCCAACGCTGCAACCGCTGCGGAAACTCGTTCGAAACAGGTATCACAATTTATGGTAGGATCAGTTGATGCGGCCCATCCAAAATAACTTGCACCTATCAAATTGAAACCGACGTTGTTATTAAAAGCTGCGTTAGCCGTCCCGCCGAAAGTTTGGACGATGGAAGGTCCAACGGTACTGTAAGAAAATCCCGTACCGGCATTCGTAGAAAACGCGTACGATGGCGCAGCTAACGTGCCATTTGGCACCAAAATTTGACCATTTTTATTGACGCTGAACTGCGTTGCACCACCCACCAGCAAATTCAAGAGCAAAGATCCAGCCGCGGACGCCGTGTTCGTGACATTAAACACGATCCCTTGGCCGGTCAGTCCCGCATTGTTCCAGGTGGTTTCAATCTGGAAGGCCGGAAAAGCCACTGTGCCCGTCACAGAACCTTGAACAATTTCCAGCGGCGTTTCCGTGGATGCAGTCAGTGTGGAGATGGAGTGCAACGCCTGATTTGCCAGGAAGCCAGTCAGTGTGCCGCCTGTGGCTGCCGAGGTCTCCCCAAACGCCATCCCATCCTGCGCATCGGTGGTTTGCGCCCAGTTCCACGTTTGCGGATTGTTCCCGTTCGCGATGGTGTTTGATCCCGTCGCCGCCGTGATTGCGGATAATGCCGCTCCTGAAGTGCACGCTTGGAAATTCACGGGAGCTACGGCTGCGGAAACCGTTCCGATCACCATGCACTGCCCAGTGGTGGGCGCGGTGCTCGAAAACTGAAGGGCGTAGGCCGTGAACGCCGCTGTGGACGGACCCATGATGTTGAACGTGTTCGCCGCTGGCGTTACAGCCGTGGTATTGCCTACAAATGAGACGTTCCCAGGATGCACGCCATCCGGGCCGGTTGATATGTTACTCAAGCTCTGAATCGCGTTGCTGAATACGATTGGATTTGTGATAGTTCCCGCTACTGCGGGGAAAGTAATCGTAGCGGCCCCGGATGTCGCCCCGTTTGCCGTTATCAAATCGGAAGTAAAAACGAAATTTCCCGCACCGGCCTGCTGTTGCAGCACACTCACGGATTGATCGGTTGTGCCGTTCGTGGTGGTTGCGCTGATCAGGGGCACGCTATGAACCTGGAAATCCATAGTGTCAGCGCCTACTACGGTTGGGCCGATAAAGTGCGTTGCGGCCGAGGAAACGCGGATATCTAAATTCCCGTTGACGCCAGTACCGAGTATTAAATTTTGCGTTCCCGCTACGTCTGTATAGTTGAAGTTGCTACCTATCGTGAACGGCGCATTGGCGAGACTTGCGCCCCCACCATGAAGAAGAGTAAGCGTTTCTCCCGCTACTGTTGCCGCAGTTAGAAATAGGTCTCCATTTACCTCGAATTCCATCTGACTCGCGGTGTTAAGAGTGCCATCCCCCGTATTGGTAACAAATCCATTACCGCTGGCATCTGCACCCAATGTCATTGCAGCACCGGCGGGGGCTCCAGTCTTAGTTAATGCTATATTCCATGTAGGGGCTGCTCCGTCATTTATATGGAAAGCAGCAGGCAAACCGAGAAAGGAACCACTTCCAGTCGTGCTCAGCAGTTCTAAGAACTGCGTGCCGGTGGTATAGGTTAAATTAGCCGATCCTCCGATGGTGTTCGGCGCAGTGCCGAAGGCTACCTGATTGACCGCAATCGTGCCGGCGATCGTGGCCGAACTGGTATTGCACGTGGGGCAGGAGATTACTCCGGTGGCGACAAGCGGACTGGGAGTGACAACGACGGGACTGGTCGCCGTAATACTGGTGACGGTGCCCGACCCGCTGCCAGCGAAATTCGTCAGTTTTGGAGCCAGGGCGTTCAGCGAAGCGCTGATATCCACGGGAGAGCTTCCGCTGATTGTGGTCCCTGTGCTTGTGAAAACAAACGTCTGCCCACCAGTGCCCAGGGGAGGCTCGATCCCTCCTTGATTTGAATTGATCGTGATCAGCCATTGCGGGCTGCCCGGCGAAATCAGCGTCACATCCCCAAAATTGGCGATAAATTTCCCGGTCCCATCGAGTGTGACTGGCCCGACACGCCCGGAATACGGCGCGCCGTTCAAGGTGTAGCCTCCGGGCGAACCGGGGACGAGAACCGCGCTCATAGTTCCGCCAACGTAAGGAATGCCGTTGGGATCCTTTACCGTGGCCGTCACGGTGGTGAATTGGGCGTGCGCAGCGGGAACAAAAAGAAACGCCCCGGCGACCGCCAGGGCGACACCGAAAAATTTTCGCATTTTCCCTCCGACGCACTCCCTGTGCGTCCCTTCCCTACTGACTCGAAACCGTGAAATCCATCGCTGCGGAAGCCTTCACGCAAATGCCGTTCAACAACCCCACGTTGTATAGAAGCGTGGCAATGGGAGCCGTCGCCGTGGCCGTGATCACCGCAACCGTATTCGTGGATGGCGTGCCCGTGCAAGCCGCGGTCGCAAGATCGAAAACGCTGATCGTTCCCACAGCGGGAGTATTGACCGTCACGCTTACGAGCGTGCCCGGCACGGTTTTTACCGCCGTGGCCGTCGTTCCCGTGATGTGCGTGTAGCTTCCTTGCGTTTCGTTTACCGCTGCGCCCGGCGAATCGAAAATATATTCAAACGAAATGTTCCCTGCCGCACCGCCGCTTACATAAACGACTTGCACTTGGGGGCAGGTAGCCGGGGGCACCTTGAACACTTGCACTCCTGGAGAGAGGTTGGCGATGGGGAAATTAAACTGCGTCATCAATCCCGTAGTGGTGGAAGTGCACATCACTTCTAAAATCGATCCCGAAACAGGACTGCTGAGATAAGTGAACACCAGGATGCCCGACGAATTGCCGAAGGGCGTGCCGAAAACCGCGGTGCCAACATTTCCAGCGCCGCTAATTGCGGTGAAAAGCTGTTGGTCTATCAGGCTTAGGAACTGAGTTCCGCCAAGAATGACCGGCGTAGTTTGGGAACCTGAATACGTCAGAGTGAAAGTTATCCCAATGGGGCAGGTTACCAGCACATTGACTGTCGGATAATACCCGGATGCGCTTACAATTGCGCTTACTGCCGTGAACAACTGCCCCGCCTGGGCCGTTGGTGAAATAATGAACGTATTTCCAGAACTGTCCACGCCTTGAATTTGCAGTTTGCTGCTTGTAGCTGATCCGGAAAGTACCAGAGTGGCGGTATGTTGCGTCTGATTCCGATTGTTTACCGTGAACGATTGGCCGGTACCCGTACAAGCCGTGCCAGATGCAGCCAAGATTTGCTGCGTGGGAACGAGGGAAACAGGAGTCTGCGCCCTAGCCGACGATGCAATCAGCGCGAAGAGGATGCAGGCCATGAGTTTCGCCAGGCGCTTTTTCATCGAGGGAATGAACTGCCGCGGCGTTTTCCTGTTGGCGATGGCCTTGCGTAACCCTTGAATCTGTTTGGCCTTCGGAATGTTCATCTTTCGAGCCATTTACTTTTTCTCCGGTGGAGTGCCGAATTTCACGGTGATCACATACGGTTTCGGGTCCAGCACTAAGATTTCCTTGCACTCAAGGCACTGGTAGAGGTTCGCTGGGCCAACGGAATCCTCTAGGCGCGTGAGATGATTGTGCAGACATTCTTCCATTGGCCGCCTACCACGCTACCGGATTGTCTGACGCGTCGAATTGATCATCCCAGGTGCGCGGATAGAAATAGCCGCTGAGGAGCGCGCCGGCATTCACGCCCGTGGGCAAGGCGTTGTTGCGCACGACCCACTGAATCACGTCGTTTTCAAAGATGCGAATGCCGGAAATGCGCGAGGGATTGTTGATCAGGCCGAGCGAGGCCAGCACCTTTTCGTAATTTCTTTCCGCATTGCCGCCGGTATACACGCCCGCCGGTGGGTTGCGGACGATCTGCCACACGGCATCCCCGGAAAAATCCGCCCAGGCGCCGCCCACGATCACGTTGGCGATCCACTTGATCACGCCGTTGCGGCCTGGCGGACAGGTCACTTGGGCGACCACCGTGAAAACCGTGGCGCTGATGGCTGGGAGCGCCACGCCTGCCGTGTTTCGAAACGATTCCGAATCCGGCGGCTCGATCAGCCAGGGCGCGGAAATCAGACGCGTGGCGCGCTGGATTTGCTGCAGAACGCTTTGCGTATCCTGAATCGCGGCGATGGTGGGATCGGTCGAAACCGGCTCCGTGGGCGGCGGGCGCAGGATCAGCTTCGGCGCCATGCTGCGATCCGCGTGCAGCTTGTAGGGCCACGTCGACCCACGAATGGACGATGCGGCCGCGTCCGTGATGTTCGGTTGTCCCGACGCTTCCGAAGGTCCGGTGTCTAGTTTGTCGTAAGCCATGTTTTCTAGAAGTTGGAAATTGGAAGTTGGAGATTGGATCGGTCCAACTTCAAATCTCTAACCTCTAACCTCCAGAATCTACTGCCTCCACCACGTCGAATAGCCGAACATGCACAGGTCCACGATGTTCGTGGTGCTGCCGCTGAGATTTTGAATCTTGCAGACTACCGGCGATCCCGCGGCGATGAAGTGCGGGATGCGCACCAAGCCGGGCTCCTGCGCGATGGGCGCGAAATTGGATTGGTTCTGCCCGTACTTGGAATATTTGTAGGCGCCTTCCTCTTCGGTGATTTGAAAGCGGAAGCTGCCTTGATTGCCGATGCTGGCCACGGACGCGCGGCCCATCACGGCCACGAGCCAAAAATCCTCCGTTACCGTGATGCGCGTCAAATCGGTTTGCCCGGCGGTGAGCGACAATTCCGGAAATTGGTACCAGAATAAATGCGCGCTGTGCAGGGAGAGCCGCACCCACTGCGGCAGCGTCCACGCCGCCGAGGCCAGTTTCCGGCGATTCTGCCAGGCGCCGAGGGTGGGATTCATCGGCGCGCCCGGCACTCGTCCTTGTATCCACGGGTTGATCATCGTCGCTTCGCTCCAGAAGTTAGAGGCTGGACGTTAGAGATTTGATCCGTTCCAACCTCCAACCTCAAATCTCTAGTTTGGACTTGGCAACGCCCCAAGCTGCGCGGCCATCGCCGCCGGATACAGCTTGTAGCCCCAGAAATCCACTTGCACGGTGTTCGCCGTGCCGCTCGTGTCAATCGTCGTGACCTTGTACGAGCGCTTTTTGGGCATGAGTTGGGGAATCAGCCCCGCCGGGAACGGCAGTTGCGCCGTGCCCACGAAATTGTCGAAGTTCACGGGAGCGCTCTGCCAGGCCAGCCCGCCGGCGCCGCCTTCCGTCACCTGAATGCTGAGGGCGTTGCTGGTGCGGCTGCCGATCAGCATCAAAAGCTGAAAATCGGCGTCGCTGTCAATCTGGAACGATTGCGCCTGGGTGTCGTTCCCCGCATGCGTCAGATTGACGATGTAGTGAAACAATTTGGCGATGTATAGCTGGCCGCCCAGTTCCATGATTTGCGGATCGGCTTGCAGCGCATTCATTTGATCCTGCGTGAGTGCCGGCACTTGCGAACTTCCCATCGCTACCGGCATCTCGTTCGCCAGATCGAGCGCGTGCTGATCTAGATCGAAAATCGTACGAATGGTTTTCACGACGCGATTCCCTTCCCCGCCATCCAGCGTACTGCGTGCGGGCCGCCACGCCTTCGCGTCTACGGCCCGCGATCGAGTTGTTCCGGCATCCGCGCATCGAATGTCGGAGGTCCGCACGCGCTACAGAACGGCTCGTGCCTTCTGCCCTTCCAGATACACCCACG